GATGTAAAAGTTGGAGGTAAAGTTCATATTCGTCATTCGAGTCTTACAGATGGAACGGGTACTTGGAACAACTCAGTTGATTTAATTGATGCTATAGCGGGAGCATCTACAGAAGTTATTATTCCAAAATTGACTGGAGAAACTCTGGTTAAGTTTGCCGACGATTCGGGAAATTTCAGCGCAAACGCTACGAGTATTGTTATTCAAACGGCAGCACAAAAGGCAGAAACTTTATTAGTTAAAAATCAAAGAGACGACCAAATCAGTCCAACACCATTTACAGGTAGTAAAACTAATACAGAATATGATGCAACGCTTGATGCTCTTCAGTTGACTTCAAGTGGTGGAGATATAAACAGCACAGGTTCTTACCAGTTCGCTGATACTTTGGATTTAGGTGGTGCATTTGCTCTTGATCTTCAAAGATATTTTGTCACTAGGGGAGTAAGACCAAGTGACTTAATAGATGTATGGCCTGATGTTGATGCTCGTTCTGATTGGGACGGAGCTATAATTGATTCCGTTAATGCTTCTCTTTCTGTTCGTACTACAACTGACGATCCAAGTAGTTCACCAACTTGGAGTAGTTGGGTTTCACTTAAAAATGGAACATTTAGTGGAAGAGGTTTTCAGTTTAAAACTGATCTAACAAGTGGAGATACAACGGAAAATATTTTAATCGATCAATTGGGGTATGAAGCAAGATTTGACCAAAGAACTGAAAACAGCACAGGTGTTGTTGCTAGTGGAACAAGTGCTAAGACAATTACATTTACTAAGCCTTTTTGGACAGGAACTTCTGCTTTAGGAGGAAGTACAACAGCATACCTGCCAAGTGTTTCTGTTATTGTTCATGGACTCTCTAGCGGTGACTATATAGATATGGGAACAGTTACAGGAACTCAATTCACTGTAACTCTGAAAAACTCAGGAGGGTCAGCAATTAACAAGAATTTCTCTTGGACTGCGGTAGGCTATGGCAGAGGTGCTTAAACTAATGAGGAACTGGAGGTAGGAAATGTCACAGCACGATTATGTAATTGCAAATGGTTCGGGAAGTGCAGTCCGTAGTGACATAAATGACGCTCTTGGTGCAATTCAATCGCTGAACTCTGGATCTTCAGCACCGTCAACAACTGTGGCTTATATGCTCTGGTTGGATACAAGTAATAACCTCTTAAAAATGAGGAACGGGTCTAATAATGGGTGGTTAGATATTGGCCCAAGCAATGCAGCAAATTTAGGTCTTGCTTTGTTAGCTGGAGCTACTTTTACAGGCGAGGTTGTATTTAATTCAACTGGTTCGATCCAGTTGCCATCAGGTACAACAGCACAAAGACCTGGCTCTCCTACAAATGGTGATCTTAGATATAACAGTACTGAACACGAGGTCGAAGCATATAAAAATGGAGGTTGGTCAAATGTTGGGTCAGGGCAAGGCGCAACAGGTGGAGATGATGGAGACAACGCTGTTTTCTGGGAGAACCAACAGAATGTGACTCACGATTATTCCATAACAGCATCTCGAAATGCGGGTTCTTTTGGGCCAGTTACGATAGATGCAAATAAGACAGTTACAATACCTTCAACGTCTTCTTGGACAATTGTTTAATTACTTGTTTCTCGCTAAACTCTAAACATGGCAATTACTATTGACGGCAGTTCAGGAATAGCCTCGGTTGACGGATCGGCTGGATCTCCATCCGTTCGTGGAACAGATGCCAACTCAGGTATTCTATATACTTCTGATGCGATTAAATTTTCAACTGGTGGAGTTGAAAGATTATCAATAACAAATACTGGTTTTACTGGTATTACTCAAGGGATAACAGAAGTTGATAAGTGGCGAGTTACTGCTAATGCTACAGGGTCAACCCTTGGAGATCCTTTAAGTTCAAATTGGGAACGTGTAGACAACACTTCTCCAAGTCAAGGGATGCCAATAGGAACAGGGATGTCTGTAAGTTCAGGTATCTGGACTTTTCCTAGTACAGGTAAATGGTGGGTAATTTTTAAAACTGATATCTATGTAAACAACACTAATGTAAGATGGCTAGAAGCAGTGGTACAGGTAACAAGTGATAATGGTAGTAGTTGGGATAATAGGTCGTTTGGGTATGGGAGTCTCTACGATTCTGGTAATAACACCTATAGTAGTCCCTCAGCCGAAACATTCCTTGATGTAACTGACACGTCAAATGACAAAGTAAAGATTAAATTAACCGCTTCTTATAGTTGCGTAATGCTAGGCAGTACAGATGATACGCATACTTCGTTGACGTTTCTTAGATTAGGAGATACCTAAATGAATTTCCAAACAGGCAGAGCAGATCACATAGAAGACTACTTAATTACTGTGCGAGAAGGACAGTGGTTCGGTTGGTCTGACTCCAAGAATAAAGTTTATGCAAATCTAATTGTCCATGATGGAGGATCAAAACCTACAGAATCGGAAGTAAATGCAGGACTTAAGAAATTACAAGATGACTTTGATGCTTTAGATTATGCAAGGAAACGAGCCAATGAATATCCCTCTGTAGTATCTCAGCTTGACGACATCTACCATAATGGTATTGATGGCTGGAAAGCTACAATCAAAGCAACTAAGGATAAGTATCCGAAGTCATGAGTTCAATTAAGTTAAAACACGCTTCAGGAAATAGCATGAGCATTGCGGCTCCTGCAACTAATCCTGCCTCTGACTTATCAATTAAATTACCTGCAACGATTGGTACTGCTGGTCAGGTATTAAAGAATAGTGATACTGCTGGAACGCTTGAGTTTGGCCTGCCACCAAGACCGTACAGAAATTTGATAATTAACGGTGCGATGCAAGTTGCTCAAAGAGGTACTTCGTCTACTTCAGGAGATGGTTATAACACTGTTGATAGAATAAAACTATCTGCCAGTGGTCCAGACGAAAATCCCACTCAAACACAACATGCCTTAACTTCTAGTGATACTGGTCCTTGGGAAAAAGGATTTAGATATTCATGGCACATGCAGAACGGGAACCAAACAAGTGGTGCAGGAGCTAGTGATGTCAGTGCTATGGTGTATAAGATAGAATCACAGGATATAGCTCAAAGTGGATGGGATTATACATCAAGTTCCAAAGACATAACAATGTCCTTTTGGATTAAATCAAGTGTTGCTCAAGCATTTTATGTCCAATTTATAGCGCATGATGTTTCTGGGGCTTATAACTATACATTTTCAACAGGTTCATTATCTGCAGACACTTGGACAAAAGTAACCCATTCAATTCCTGGCAATTCTAATTTAGTTTTTGATAATGATAATGGACAAGGATTTGAAATTTATTTCTATGCCTTTAATGGTACTAATAACACTGATAGTGGTTTCACCCTAAATGCTTGGGCTGCTTATTCAGGGAGTTCTCAAACCCCTGATATGACCTCAACATGGTACACAACTAATGATTCTACTTTGGAATTTACAGGCGTTCAATTAGAAGTAGGTGATACAGCTACAGAGTTTGAACATAGATCATACACTGATGAGCTTTTTAGATGTCAACGCTATTATTTTGAAGTTACTAATGGATTTATTGCAGGATCAAGAGGAGGTTCAGGAGGAAGTTTGGCTTTATGGTCTTATACTTTTCCGACTCCTTTAAGAGCTTCTCCGACTATTACAGCATTAACTAGCTTTAGTGTTAGAGCTTATTCGTCCTCTGGTCATTCAGATAGCACATCAACTCCAGGGGTGGCAACGAGTGGCTGGACTAAAGACGGTTGCCATTTATATGTTTCTCAGGGCAGTCATTCCATTGTTGATGATAGAGTTGCTACGATAGCGCAAAGTAATCATTGCGCCTTAGATGCGGAATTATAACTATGGCAAAATACAAATTATTTAAACATGGGGAAGTTAGTGAAGGAGTAATGGATAAAGAATCTACTCCTCTTAAAATGATCCCAATAGCTCCAGACAACACAGACTACCAAGAGTATCTAAAGTGGGTAGCAGCAGGTAACACACCAGAGGAGGCAGATTAATTAAATGTCCACACTTAAAGTCAACGCAATCAGAGGAACAGGGGCGTCATCAGATGCGATCTCTGTTAATTCAACTGATGGAACGTGTACGGCAAAGATTACTAATCCTAGAAGCTTTAGGAATTTGATAATTAATGGAGCGATGAATGTTGCTCAACGTGGGTCGTCATTTACATCTTCAGATTTTGGTCTTGATAGGTGGAAAGTACAATGGTCTGGTCAAGATGAAGCATTAACTCATGCCCAACATGCTTTAACTTCTAGCGATACTGGCCCTTGGGCTAAAGGATTTAGAAACTCTTTACACATTACAAACGGCAATCAGACAAGTGGAGCTGGAGCTGCTGATTATGCAAATATTAGATACGTTCCAGAAGCTCAAGATTTAGCTTGCTCAGGTTGGGATAGCACCTCAAGTTCTAGTAAATTAACCTTATCTTTTTGGGTTAAATCTAGTGTTGCTCAGAACTTTTATGTTTGGATTTATAATGGAGGCGGTAGTAAAAATTATGTTTTTGAAACAGGATCTCTATCAGCAGATACTTGGACGAAAGTTACTAAAACTATTCCAGGGGCTTCTGGTGTAACAGTTGCAAATGATAATACAGGCGGATTAACAATGTACTTTTCAATGTTTGAAGGTACAGATCGAACAGCTTCTATGAGTTTAGATACTTGGGCTACTTATAGCTCTAGTTCCAGAACTCCTGATATGACATCTACTTGGTGGACAACTAATGATGCAACATTTGAAATTACAGGTGTTCAGTTAGAAGTAGGAGACGTTGCCACTGACTTTGAACATAGAACGTATGGTGATGAGTTTTTGAGATGTGCTAGATATTGTTACGTGGAAACTGCCGATGACGGGGATTATATGGGATTGAATGGTTTAGTAACAACTTCAGCAGCAGTCAACGCTAATAGAGTATTACCTGTTCCTATGCGAACTATACCCTCTTACACAGGAACAGCGACAGATTTAGAATTTCAATCGTATGACACAACTGCTACGAAGCATTTTGATGATGGCATAGTTTATCGTACTCCGACAACTGTTCCCGCTACTGTAATTAACTTGAAATGGGCTGTTAGTAGTACGACTGCTGGTCACTTTGCTATGTGTAGATGTAAAGAAGATGGAGCACAAATGATTTTCTCAGCGGAGCTTTAACTATGGCTACAACTTACAAACTTTATAAGGACGATGAATTTGGTCCTATTCCAGCAGTAAGAAGAACTTTAGATGATGGGACAATTACATCTATTCCTTTTGCTTCAGGCAACACAGATTACGAAGAGTATTTAGAATGGGTAGCAGCAGGTAATACAGCCGATCCTGCTGATTAAACAATGGCAATTGCACCTGGAACGTATGACATGACGATCCAACGAAGATCGGATCATAGTGTTTCTGTCACTTTAAAAGACTCAGGTGGTAGTGCTGTTAATTTGACTGGTTATACTTTAGCCTCGCAAATCTGGGATTCTGGACGTACCACTAAAGCAGCAGACGCAACTGTTTCTGTAACGAGTGCTTCTGGTGGAACTTTCACTTGGAGCGTAACTGATACTCAAACAGCAACCTTCACTGCTGATGAATATAAATATGACGTCTTACTAACTAATGGTTCGGGGCTGAAAGAGTACTGGATTGAAGGTACTATTTATATGGATGAAGGATACACTGCATGACCACAGTCAACATTACAACTAATAAAAATACGGTAACTATTGACGAGGACAACAGTTCAGTCATACAGGTTGCCACTCAAGGTCCACAGGGGGCATCAACTACTATAGATACAGATAGTGCTGTTAACAAATCTATCGTTTATTATGACGGTAGTTCTTCAAGTCTTAAGGCCAATAATACTTGGACCACAGACACACTTACAAACGGAGGTAACTTCTAGTGGCTAACACGATCAGGATTAAGAAAAGAGCTGCTAGTGGTGCCGATGGTGCGCCATCAAGTCTGTCTCCTTCAGAATTAGCGTTTAATGAAAGTGATCTAAAACTCTATTACGGTTTCGGTGATAACGGTTCAACACCTCCTTCTGCAAGTTCGATTATCACAGTTGGTGGATCTGGAGCGTTTTTCAATAAGACAGACACAAGAACAGCAAATACAATTCTTAGTGGTCCAACAACAGGAAGTGCAGCAGCTCCAACATTTAGAGCATTAGTAGCGGCTGATATTCCATCAATAGCTCATACGAAAATATCTGATTTTGATACAGGTGTCCAAGCAAATAGAGTTGACCAATTAGCAGCAGCAACAAACCCAGTTACAGGCGTTACCCCAACTGCTGACGCTCATTTTGCTACGAAGGGATATGTAGATTCCACAGCAGAAGGCTTAGATGTTAAGGACTCAGTAAAGGTTGCAACGACAGCAAATATCACGTTGTCAGGCACTCAGACAATTGACGGTGTTGCGATTAGTGCTGATGAAAGAGTACTTGTAAAAGATCAGAGTACTGCAAGTCAAAATGGTATTTACCTTTGTAAGTCTGGATCTTGGGCAAGAGCAGACGATATGGCGGCATCGTCAGACGCTGCTGGTGCATTCACGTTTATAGAACAGGGTTCAACATACGCTGATGTTGGTTTTGTTTGTAGTACTGACAAGGGAAGTGCAGTTGTAGGAACAAATAATTTATCCTTTACACAGTTCTCAGGCCAGTCAGCAGTGACGGCTGGAGATGGTCTTGATAAGTCTGGCAATGAGTTAAGTCTCGACCTTAAGGCAAATGGTGGATTGGTTATTGAATCGACGGAATTAGCTGTTGATTTATCTGCTAGTTCAATCACTGGAACGCTTGCAGTTGGAGATGGTGGAACAGGAGCAACATCAGCTAGTGCTGCTAGGACTGCTCTTGGACTAGCTATTGGATCAAATGTTCAGGCTTATGACGCTGATCTTGATACACTTTCAGGTTGTCAGTCTGGAGCTGCTTCCGCAATAGCAGCTTTAACTTCAACAGAAGTAGGAATACTCGATGGAGCGACAGTTACAACTTCTGAGTTGAATATTCTCGATGGAGTAACAAGTACAGCTTCAGAACTCAATATTTTAGATGGAGTAACTTCAACAACTGCAGAGTTAAATATTCTAGATGGAGTTACAGCCACGACTACAGAATTGAATTATGTAGATGGTGTTACCTCAAATGTTCAAACTCAGTTAGATGCAAAACAAGCTTCTGATGCTGATTTAACTGCTTTATCTAGTTGTCAGTCTGGAGGTGCAGCAGCATTAGCGGCTCTTACTTCAACTGAAATTGGCATTCTCGATGGTGCAACTGTAACGACCTCTGAGTTAAACATCCTTGATGGTGTTACATCAACGGCTTCAGAGTTAAACATCCTTGATGGAGTCACAGCAACAGCTACAGAGCTTAATTATGTAGACGGTGTAACTTCTGCGATCCAAACACAATTAGACGCAAAGCAAGCATCAGACGCAGATTTGACGGCTTTATCTAGTTGTCAATCAGGTGGAGCTGCTGCCCTAGCTGCTTTAACTTCAACAGAGATTGAAATTCTTGATGGTGCAACGGTTACAACTTCAGAGTTAAATATTCTTGATGGTGTTACTGCGACTGCTTCAGAGCTAAACATCTTGGATGGAGTAACTGCAACGGCTTCAGAGTTAAACATTTTAGATGGTGTAACTTCTACAGCTTCAGAGTTAAATGTCCTTGATGGTATTACTTCTACAACAACAGAATTAAACTTGATGGATGGAGGTACTTCAGCTACCTCTACAACTCTTGCTTCTGCTGATCGCTTTGTTTGCAACGATAATGGAACTATGAAGCAGGTTGCGTTATCTGACTTGGTTACTTATTTAGAAGATGGTTCAACTTCTGGTTTCGATATTAATGGAGGTACATACTAGAAACTAATTATTAGGAGGCAGAAAAATGGCTACCACAATTAAACATAAGAATGGAACCTCTGATCCTAGTAGTAGTGATTTTAATTCCGTTGCTGAACTTTTAATCAACACGGATGATGGGGGCCTATTTACTAAAACTGATGGTGGATCGGTTGTTGAAATAGGCTCAGGAGGTGGAGCTACGGGAGGTGGTAGTGATACTGTCTTTTATGAAAATGGTCAGACAGTAACGACAAATTACACTATTACAAATAATACAAATGCCATGAGTGCAGGGCCGATTACTGTTAATTCAGGAGTTACGGTTACGATTGGGTCGGGTGAAAACTGGATTATTTTATGACTATTTCAACTCAAGAGGTTCAAAAACTTTTACTTGAATGGAAAGAGGAATTAAATAAGGAAAAACAACGCAAAATACAAGCAGATGCAGTATCTCGAGATGCTGCTGTAAAAATCAATATGATTGACGGTGCGCTTCAGTTTGGAGAGATGTTGTTGAAGAAGCCCGAACCGACAGGAGTTGTAGACATAAGTACAAAGGGAACAAGCAAGAGAACAAAACGCTAACCATTGCTAGAGTTAGAGGCAAAGCCCTTAATAACGCATCTTTAAACATGCAGAAAATTCTAAACATCATTAGTGTAATCTCCTTTGTGCTTGTAGCAGCAATCACTGGTGGTGGAGTTTTTGGTTATTTATGGATAACAAATGAAGACAACCAGAAAATGCTTCAAGATAAAGCAATGGAAAAGGTGATGGGTGCTATGAAGTTGCCTGGACTTTCTGGCCCTGCTTTGCCTACTGGAGCGTTAAGTCCTGCACAGCAAAAGAACGAAGAAAAGAAAGCATTTGGTTTGCCTAAGTTTTGATTCCTGAGATTGGTGTAGAACCCATAAGGGTTACACCTGTTAATACTTATGTGATTAATGTACCTACCGTTAATCCTCCAAACGTACCAATAAATGTCCCTATAGGATTTCCAGTTATTGAAATGCCTTGTGTTAAAGCAAGGCGAAGTATTGAAAATGATGCTCTTATTGATAGCGATCCTGAACATAATTTAATTTTGTGTCCTGCTCAGACACCAAGTTATGAGCCGATGAATTTTGAGCCGATGAGGTTCGTTCCTATAGAAGATGGAGAAGAACAACGACACGAAGAGCCAGAAATCCCTCCAGCACCAGAAGTGCCAAGAGAACAGCCAGATACTTGCCCTCCTGATGGTGCGCCTGAAGTTGGGACAAAAGTAGAAGAAGGAACTAGACAGATTATTAGGTATGAATTAGTAGGAAACCGTTGTGTAACTAGATATAAAAAATTAAATGTTCAACAACAGATAATTGATGCAATACCTACTGTCCCGCAAGTGGTGAGAACAGGCGGAATTACTCTTGTGGCTACTACTGCTGCGCTATCTACACCAATATTATTGAAGGCTGTCAAACCTATTATCAAGCAGGTAGTGAATAAGATAAAGAAGGCTTTAGGTAAGAAAATAAAACGACCAAACTTATCAGAGAAAAGAACTAATCTTTATCGGGAGAAGAGAGGTTTGCCTCCTTTGAAGGAGAAGAAATAAGATGCCTGTGTGGCAATACTTGTCCCATTTTAGGTTTAACTACGACATCTTCACAGAGATTAAAGTAAGGAGAATCTTTAGCAAACTCAATTCCGCTTAACTTTAATTTCCCGCATTCTCTCAATCTTGCGATGTGCCAATCTAGCTTTTTATTATCAATTAGTTGCTGTTGATGTTCTCCTTGTAGCTTTGCATTTTTTAAACAACGCTCTTGAAATCTCCTATCAAGTGGCATTGAAAAAGTTAAACTTGCTCCAAGGTTAAGTGAGAAATTATCCTTTTGCCCTGTACGTGTACTTTGGTGGAATAAAAGCTCTCCTTCATCGCTGTAGACTGGAGAGTCGTACCAGTATTCTCTTGGTTTAGAGAAGCTATGTGAATCAGTTACAAAGGGAGAAAATGTTAGCATTGGTCCCTGACAAACGACTCCTCCTCCGTACTGATTTTGAACGAGATTTCCATTTAATTGCTGTATAGCCATATTGGTCAAACTAGATGATGTATTTGCCACGGGAGCAGCAGTCTGACTTACATTAGCTAACGCACTTTGTCCACTAAATAATATTATTGCGAGAACACTGAGGTTGTTTCGGTAACGCTTTCTAAGACTGTTGTTCGATTGATTGTTGTCATATTGGACAGACCAGGGGCAACGTAACTTTCTACGTATTGGAACGCTTGACCTGGATTTGCAATCGTGACGTTGGGTTTTTGTGTTAGGTCTGCACCTGTCCATGTATAACTTACTCCGTTAATCGTTTCGACAACTTCAGAGGGCGGCGGTGCAAGGGTCGCACCATCAATAGCAATATTCGTTCCATTGACCGAATAAGTATGCCCAGTGTTAAAGTCAGTAGAGACAATAGTTTCAGTAACATTTTGTGTGGTGCGTGTAACTGCGGACATTGTGCCACTCGAAAAGTTAGGAACGACTGGCACAGCTAGGACCTGAGACGTATTTAATATTAACAATAGCGGCAGATAGCGTTTCATCTATCTGTTAGGGTCCATAAAATGTAGCCATAATAGTAAGTGAAATACAGCAACAAAGATTAACCCAAAGAAGGCAACGACAAAAGGAATGTGCATCACTTTACGGTCAAGCTGGTTACTACTGAGCCAACGGCAGATGTGTTTGCGCCTCCAGCAGTTAGCGTCACCACCCCAGCCGAAGTAATTGTCCCTGCTAAAGAACCTGCAACACCTCCAGACATCGTTAAAACTTCACCGTAAGCTGGCATGTCAGCCACTACACCTGAAGTAACATCAACCCCTGATCCTATGGGATTTGTAGCGTCTCCTTGCGTCCAACTTTCCGAGAAAGAAAAAGCAGCACCCGCAGTGTTTACGTCATACGCTCCAACATCAAGTGTTGCTGCTGTTGTAGCAGTACCAGCAGTTAGCTTTCCGAAGTGAGCATCAGTCGCAACTTTAATATTGGAACCTGATACTGCATAAGTACTACCTATTCTGTTGGCATCCGTGTAAGCACCATTGACTGAAAGCTGCGTTGAAGTTGTGATGTTATGCGTCATGTCTGCACTAACAGGAGACGCTAAAAGGAGTAATAAGAAAAGTTTCTTCATGTCAGTTTGCCTGTTACGGGATCAACTTCCTTTCCTGTGATTGGATCGGTCTTGACAACCTCGGCTCCATTAATGGTCAAAGGAGTCTGTACTCTAATGATTTGTTCACTACCTGTTGTATTGCTTTTTGCAATCATGGCTTCCATATCTTCTTTTGTAACACCGTTACCATTCTTTTTGTCTTTAGCTGTAGCAAGGCCAAATGTACTTAAAGCTCCTGTGAAGACACTGGCGATGAAAGTTGGATCGAAGTTTTGTTTCTGGAATCCAGGCAAGTCTACATAAGCCAAAGTAAGGATAAAACCTGACCACACAACGATTCCAAGCCTTACAGCAACTCCAATGAGTGCTACCTGTTCATCTTTGTCTGGGGTTATGTCTTGAAGTTTCCCTAGTATCCCTTTTTTGTCTTCTTTGTTGGCTTGGCCTTCGACTTTTTGTTGGGCATCCATAGAGAAAAAGAAACAGTAGTCTAAGATTACTCCTAAAACGTAAATTATGCCTCAAGAACTACTAGCAGCACTGATAGGGGCAGCTATTTCTGGAGCGTTAATGGTCTTAGCAAATCGTTCCAGTAGAAGACAAGGTGATATTCGTGAAATATTTCATCGCTTAAATGCTATAGAAAAGGATATTGCTAGGTTAGAAGTAACCAAGAGGGATCCAAACGGATGGAGGAAAAGATAGCGATGGCTAAGGCCAGAATTAAAGAATTAGAATTATTAATAAAACACTGGAAAAAAAAAGACCCCTCGCGATGAGGGGCCAGTGAATCACTTGAGTCTCTTGATCTTGTCGTCAATGGCTCTTGACTCTTTGAGGATCTGATCGATCTCTCGTAGCCTGCGAGCGTCAGACCGTGCAAGTTGTCTGAGGTTCTCGCGTAGTGCGTCAGCAAGTACGCCCATGATTAAACTCCTGTGTAGTGAATAGCATCGCTGCCATGCGTTTATTTATACACCTGCGTACTGTGCAAGCAATTTGGTTCTTTTGTACTGTTTTTGTTATTTTTCAGTGTTTGCAATATGTTTGTCCTTGTGGTCGTTTTACATTCTGACCACTTGAAGAAATTACTGGCACATTCGTTGCACAAGGGGGGTAACGCTTTTAAATCTTTTCAGAGGGTTCTCAGGAACAAAAGTATCACCTTGAACAAATTGATACACATGAACTGTTGTTGAAAATAGCTGCCTAGCAAGGGGTTAGGAGAAAGAAAACATTTGTACTTGTGCAAAAGTAGGTGAACACCCCAAGCAAAACCAATTGCAAAGAAAAACAACTAAGAAATAGCAAAACCCCCTAGAGCCTCTACTCTCTAAGGGGTTTTGACTAAGATAATTTAGCGGCTTTTTTGCTCTTATTCAACTCTTGCAATCTTGTTTGTTGTCGTCTTATTTCAAGGCAGTGTGAACAAAAACATACAATTGTTCTTTGCTCCATAATCCTGTTAGGTTAAGTATCGGCTTAAACAACAAAACCTCCCTTTACGTGCAAATCCAGGGAGGTT